TCCTTCGCATACTCCGGCATAAACCAGCCCGGTAACCTGACGCGGTTTTAACTCGCGCAAATCGTCAACGTCTGATAATTGCAAACCTTCTGATTCGAGAAAATCGGTAATGGCATTCCAATTGAATTCAACCCTGTATTTTTTTCCGTTAATTTCTACGTGATCGTTTTTCATAATAAGGATTTATAAACTGAAGGATTGAATTAAATCAATCCTTCAATAAAAATTTATGCATGCAAAGTTCCAAAAGTCAAATCACCGTCAACCTGGGCGCTTACAGTCCACTTACCATGATCGCTTGAGCTTGAACTTTCACTATACTTTGTAATAACCAAATTTCCTTCAATGGTCGCAGTTGAGCCAACGCGTGAATACACAAAAGTAATTTTTGTTTTATTCACAATTGCTGAAATCAAGTCGTTTTGAGTCAATTTTGTAGGTTCAGTTTCGTCGGTAGTCATCGACAATCCGTTGATTCCAAACGTGGCTTTATAGCCTGAATAGTCGATTTGAGATTTTCCCAAATCGTCTTTAATCAAAGATTCTTTTGTTTCGGCATCGATATTAAAATCGTTGTCGGTAGTACCCATCACTTTTTTGCTGTTCAGCTTAAGGGTTATGTTGTAACCCATCGTTCTCGTTTCCATAGTATTAATTTTGAGTTATGAATTTTTAATTACCTTGTATTCGTGTCGACTGTGAATTCGAAAGAGTTTTGATATGTTTGTGTTTCAGGATCGAAAATGACTCCGTTTTCTGATTCGAACATGACTGAATTGATTTGGCATTCTTCAACCAGCCCGGTTAATGCTTCGATAGCTGCGCGTACTGCAACGGTGTTTTCTTCAATGCGATCGACATCGTTATCGACAAGCGCCACCGAAACTTTTTGCGTATAGCCAACAATTCCGTCTTTAATGCGAATAGGTTCAGGAGCTACCTGAATAACCGAAAATGGCAATTCCGCTTTTAAATCTCCAATTGCAGTGTAGCAATCGACAATAGGGTTAATTGTTGCTATGAGCGCGTCGATTATCATCTTGTTTTTCAATTATTTTGTCAATCTTTTCGAAAAGCTTTCCGTGATCTTCTCGATTTTCTTTTCTCATTTGTTCGTAGCGAAAATTATCGTCCAACTTGTGTTGTTTCAGGTCGTTTTCCATATTTTTCTGACGATTATTCGTTGCGTTTATCTCAACTTTAATTGCCGCTATATCTGTTTGTGATTTGATCCACACTTTCAGGATCAGAACTGCTAATCCGAGAATTGCCACAATTGTCGATACAATTTCAAATGGAGACATAACTTAGTTGATTGCGTGTTTTTTTAAAAATTTATCTGTTTGCGTAATCAGTTCCCTTTGTGCGATTTCTTCGACCTGAGCTTTTGTTTGATCCCAGCTTTTTTCGACAAACCTGAGCGGAACGATACCACCCTTCCGGTTTGCTGTTTTTGCTTTTCGCTTTTGCGTAAACTTGTGGGAGGCATCGCGCCTGGAATAAGTTCCGTAGTTTGACCAGTACACCGGAAAGAAAGCATCGTATTCGCGCTTATCTTTGAGGGTTACCATTGCTTTTTTAGAGAGAACTCCGGCAGTTATTCCAGCCGATTTGTTATTCACCACGTTTATAATTTTCTGCAACGACGATAAACGGCTAGGTAAATTTGATCTGACAGCAGCGATAAATGGTTTTGCAGCTTTTCTGAAAGCGGCCTGAACCGGTTTTTTTGCGTACTGTTCAGGAAGTTTGTTGAAAATTTCCTGAATGTTTTCAGTTCCTGTGAATTCGATTGTTACCGGTTGCTTTGCCATTATTCAAAAACCCTTTCAGCACGAACATTCATAAACCGGCGATTTTGAACCGGTGTTATAGATGTAATCGCATATTCTACACTATTCCAAAGAACTCTGAAAGTTGTATTTACACCCGAATCGTAATGACCTGAAATGGTTAGCACACCAGGCAAATTCATGCGGTCGCCTTCCTTTTGTTCGTCGTTACCCGATTCGATGACTTTAACCAGGGCTTTCCGGTAATCGGTCCATGTTTCTTTGACCTGACCTTTTGACGATTTGTCGCGAGATGGCTGGCGAAACATGATCAGCTCGTTAAAATCTTTGACGCTTACTAATTCTGTTGCCATAGCCGGTATTGCCTTAAAAGGTTTGTCGAAGCTTTTGGCAAATTCTCAACCGAATCAATCGGACTGTCGTACATTTTACCAGCCATCAAAATAATGGCAGCTTTGATCATTGGCGGCACCACTTCAGCAGAAGCATAACCAGCATTGAACCGGATTTGCAACGCATCGGGGCGGTGGTACAATGTGAAATCTGTTTTGAAATGAATGAGCGCCGGGTCGGACGAACAAACATCAAAATCGGTTCCACTGGCAAGCGTTTGCAAAACGTTGTTGGCGTCGTAGTACTTAATAGATACCAAGTCGATAAACGGAGCTTTCGAAATCTTCAGGTATTCGTAAAAAGTATCGATTTGTAATTCCCAAACAGCAGGCATCAACTGGCGACCGGTAAAACGTTCGGCATAATCGACAGCCGATTGCAGATAGATCGATAAAACGCTATCTTTTTCGGTGTGAAAAATGCCAATGTCTTGTTTCAATTCTTCAACTGAAACGGGAAGCGTGGTTGCCGGTATAATGAGAATATACATTGATTTACGATTTAACGATTTACAATTTACTATTGAAGATTACCGATGTAAGCAACTATTTCGGAAGCCAGCTTTTTGCCGATGCCTTTGATTTCGGTGAGCGAATCGGTGATCTTTTTTACATCATCGAGCGTTTTAATGCCTTCTTTGAAAAGGATCAACCGTCCGGGCAAATCTTCCGGCAATTCATTATCGTCGCCTTCGGTTTCGGGAACGATGATTGCAAAACCATCGTCAACCAATTTTGCGGCTACTTCAGCAGGTAAATCGGCTTTATCTCTTTCGAAATAGGCGAATCCTGGCGCTGATTTTTTGAATACTATTTTCATTTTAAAAATTGTTACGGGTTAAGTGATGCGAGTTTTGGGTTAAAACCTCCCGACTAACATGTAGCCGGGAGGAAAACCTTATACTTATGAAAAAAACCTATGCTTATGCGGTGAGAACGTCTTTCATTGCAGCGAAAGATGCAGGGTTTGCCAAGGCAACATCGTGGAAAGAATGCAGAACTACTTCAACTTCAGCATTCAACTTTTTGCTATAAGGGTCGACAACCATGTCGTATCCACCCCATTGACCAATGATCATATCGTTCCAGTTTCCAAAAACAATAGCCGAGCAAACACCTTCAGATGTTCCTTTAGTTAAGTTGGAAGGTACAGCATTGGTAACAGCAGCTTTATAGCCATTCATGCCCTCTTTGTCCCAAATAAATCCAGGTACTCCAGCAGCCTGAAGGGTTTGTTTGAGTTTTCCGCGGACTTTGGCATTGGTTAAGTAAGCCAGCGCGCCTAAATCGGCATTAGCAATAGCTACTTTACTTTCCAAATCAACAATGTGCGACCATGCAGCGGCCAAACCATTGTCGCCACCAGCTACCGCACCAATTCCTGAAGTATTCAATACTCCAACTGGTCCGTTTGTAGCCGAATTGATTGCAGCTCCTTCTATTCCTGCAATATGAGCTTTCATCAATTCATCGCGGAGCAACATTTCAACAGAGATTGAACTTTGATTAATCAATTCCAATGAGTAAGCACCTGCTACCGATAAGCGTTTTGGCGACATCGTTTTCTTTGGTAATGATAATTTGCCAGGAGTTACAGGATCGGATTCGCCGTACCATTCTGCTGAGAAAGTACCGCCATTGATTAAAGGAAGATTACCAACCAATCCGGTAATGAAACGAGCACCCAAACCAACCAGAACCAAACGATTTCGCAACGCTTCGATGTAAACCAGCGGTTCATCCTGAATAAGGTTACCCCCATCGTTTGCAGTTCCTTTGTTTTGTCCGGTTGCAGCACGGGCATTTTCGAGAACCATCATCGGAACGCCGATTCCCTTCAGGGTTTTTCCGTTTGCTTTTGCTTCGCGAACAGCTTCCTGATGCATTTCAGCTTCGAAACCTTCGAGATTACCGTTTCGGTTAACGAAATCTGAAATTGCTTTACGGAACGAGTAGTTTCCGGCTTGTTCGCGTTCCTGATTGCTCAATCCCTGAGAAGCTAAACGTTTTTTACCGGCCTCGGTCAATTCAGCATCGTCGAGATCGTTGGTGAGAGTGCGGATTGTGCCGCGCAGATTGTCAAATTCGGTCTGTTCTTCAGCCGAACGCTGGTCCTTAACGCGAAGTTCCTCGAAACGGTTGGTTTTTTCGCCCAGCTCTTTACGGATTTCAAATGATTTTTTAGCCATTTTGATAAAAATTAATTGTTATTATTGAGCCATTAAGGCCAGTTTTGCACGTGTAGCGACTACTAAATCTTCGTCGGATGTTGAAGGTTGTGGGTCGGGTTCTGGAATTACAGGCAATTCGTCCGGTTTTGGGTCGCTTTCTTCAATTTCAACTTCTACTTTTACCGATAATGCCCGTTGTTCAGGAGTCATATCAAGTAAATCGATTACCTGACGGACGGTCATTTCTTCGATTTGGGAAAAACGGTAATCGCCGTTCAGTTGTCGGTAGATGTAAGCGATTGCATCGGAAGCCTGGTTGCGCAAACTGCGGCGCAACGCGTCGGGGTTCGAAGGAATGTTGACAATGGAGAATTCAAGTAATTCCTGCCCGGCAAAATAGTAAGTCGGGTTAGTTCCGCGTTCGGATTCTTCTCCAATACCCCAGGCACCATCGCCAATCGGATTAAAACCTACTGATGTGGCTTTAAGTGTTCCGGACAGGACTTTCCGAAATATTTTTTCGGCTTTTGGATTGATTTCGGCAGGTTCAAATGTAACTGAACCAATCAACTGATCGCCTTCGATCCATGCGCGACCTGAACCAATGACATCATCTGGGTCGGGAGCATTGCACAGGTCGCCGCCATAAACGTTGTGCTGATAACCGACAATTCCATTCGCGTTGAAATTATCGAGTTGCCATTTATCGACAGGTAAAATGGTGCCGTGACGGTCGCGGGTGTTTGTTGAAATAACAAACTCGATGGTTCGTGTTTTTTCGACCATTGCAGGATCGAAAGCGCGGACGGTTCCGAATGTATATTTTTTAGTTTCCATTGTCGATATTTTGCGGTTGTGAATTATTTTTTTGTTGTTGCTGACCTAAAAGAAGTTCTGCCAGGTTCATGTTTGATGGATAGAGATATTCGTCGAGTTCGACGGGACCGTTATCGAGATTTTCAAGGTTGCGGACTTCGTTCCGGTTCATCCAGCCATCGAGAATGGCGTTGTGATAAAATGCTGATCGGGTTTGTGTGTCGCCGCGCAATAATCCTTCGAGGTTAAATTTGGTATCGAGGAAATCTTTTTCGCCGTCGAAGAAAAGTTTGTCCTCGATTTCGGATTCGTAACGTTTCACGCTCGGGCGAATAGAGTATTTTACAAACTGAATGTCCTGGTGTTCGATGTTGCTGAATGTGGAA